ACAGGATGGTCATGTCTTCGATGAAGAAGTTGCGCAGCTTGTCGCGTGAAGCCCTGACATCGTCTGCATGAGCTGTGAGTGAATCCCTGACAAAGTCTGCATAATCTGTGAACTTGGAGGAAAGAGCGTCTGGATCCGCTGGCTTTTTCCCTTTCGGCGTTCGCTTTGGTATCGCTATTCCTGAATCGAAACTGGACGGGTATTCACCTGCGATCTTCTGGGCATAGCGAACGAGCGCGGCGTCGTCAAGGTTCAGCGCGATGTTATAGTCTTTGAACTGTAGCGTGTGCGTCCCGTTTTCGGCAGTTTCAGTCGTGATGTCTTTTGTTTCAAGCGATTTCTTCGCGCTCTCTGGGTCGGTGACGGTCTTTCCTACTGGCTCCGCTGGCTTTTTCCCTTTCGGCGTTCGCTCTGGTTTCGCGCTCTCTGGATCGGTGACGGTCTTTCCTACTGGCTCCGCTGGCTTTTTCCCTCTCGGCGTTCGCTCTGGTTTCGCGCTCTCTGGATCGGTGACGGTCTTGTCCGTCGGTTTCTTGGTTTTAATCTCTTTCTTGAGGACTTTCTCTCGTTCCTTTAGGACTTTCTCTCGTTCCTTTAGAACGGCAATCTCTTTCCTGATGTCTGCCTTATGCTCAGGTTCGGTTTCATTTTCAAGCGCTTCCTTTAACTCAGCAATATTGTCTTGAATGTCATCAATCTTGTCTTGAGTGTCCTGCAACGGAGACGGTTTCTCGGTTTCGGCAGCATCGCCATGAGCCAGCAACCGTTTCTTTTGAGCGGCAATCTTTACCCTGATGTCTGCCTTTCCCTCACGGTCTTCATATTTAAGCTCTTCCTGTAACGCAGCAATCTCTTCTCTAATGCCATCTGGTGTATTGCTTCTTTCTATCTCGGTTACATGAAACTGCCACTTTGCAAGTGCATCTCTGTCATGCAGAGGAACAAGCTTGTCATACATACCTGGCCTCCCTTTTTCAACTCCAAAATAATAGAAACCACCGGATTCATCTGCCGGGTGTGCGATAAGTGCTCCTTCTTTAAGGTCTCCGTTCCTGCGCGCTTCATAAAGACTTGTACTTGAATCAAAGTATATAGTGTTTTTGAAGACACCTGTACTCGGTTTGGCAACAGGGGCTGCTTCTGCACCCGTTGTTCCACGTGGAACAGTCTGTGCGTCCTCCCCTGTCTTTGGGGTTGGTGCGGTCTCCCCTTTCGCCTCAGCCACACTCTGGACTGGTGGTTCTGGCGCGAGTGGCCCGACAGTGTCGGCAGGATTTTCCGTTTGCTCAGGCGCGGGGGCTGGGGCCATTCCTGGCCACTTGCTCGGGTTTGTGGTGAACGAGTCGAACACTGCCTTTAGCGAAGCGGGAACCTCTAGCTTTCCTTTTCCGATGTGTGGAGCGGATTGACCTGCGATACCACCGGGCCGTGTGGCGTAAACGTCCCTCACCGCAAGCGCCAATTGGGCCATGACCGGATCGAGTCCTGGAATCGACGCTTGCTCTGTCAGATATTTCTCGAACGATCTGGCGAACCGCTCCTCGTTTGCGACCGACCACTTTCCCTTTTCCACGCCAATCGCCAGTTCGACTTGAGCCGTCGTCTCTGGCGAAAGTGTGCGGCGCAAGTAGTGGCTCGCTTCATGCACGACCTCTGCGATGGTCGCTCCTGGCCCGAGTTTGATGATCGCGGACTTCCCGTCTGCGTCGAATTCGATGCGCCCGAGTTCGGACACTCCTGCCGTGGACGTTTCTTCGCTTTTCGACTTGCTGAACAACCTGCCTGTCGTGGGCTCCGGCTCGACCGGAGTCGGCGAAGCTTGTTCTTCATCGAACATTCCGGGCTGGTCTGCATACCGCCTGTTGTAGTCATTGGTGCGCGGACGGTCTACCTGTAGACCCATCTGCTCGATGACGGCCCTTCCGTTAGCATCGTTCCGCAGGGCGTAGTAGCCTTCCCCTAGGCTGGTTCCACCATTGTTTTCGACAGCTTTCCCAAAACTCGGTTGCATGTTCCGGGCGACGATGTACGGTTTTTTTGTCGTCTTGCTGAACAGATTGTCTTGACCGCTCAGCTTTGCCGCAATGTCTCTGAACTTTCCTGACGAGACGATTTCGCGCAAGACTTCGCCGACCTTCTGTCCGGAACCGCCTGTAGTCACGGCGTCTCCGAGCGCGTGGAAAGCGTCCTCAAGGTCTTGGGGCAACGAGTGGAGTTGCCCTTGGGACTTGAACTCTTCCCATGTCCAGCGGTGGGAGTCCTGGAATTCCTGGAACCTTGTGTACTCGTCGAAGATAGCGTTGAGCGCGTCGGACAGTTCAGGGCTCTTGTTCTTGAGCAAGTCGGGCATGGCCTGGAACAAACCTTGCGTAAGTCTTGCAGATTCTTCGCTGGACTCGAAAATCCTTTCTGCGAGTGGTCCTCCTTTTTCTCCTAGAAGGTCGATTAATGCCGCGCGTTTCAAGCGCATGAGCCCTTCGACGGCCACGCTTCCGTCAGCGGCCAGGAGTCCGGATAGTTCGGATTCGGGGAATTGGTTGATGAACCTATTTACTAGACCTCTGTTCTGAGGGGAGTTGACCGAGCGGTCGAACGATTGACCGACAGGATTGAAGGATTGCCAGAAATTTTCCGGCAACTTCCCTGCGTCGGACTTGGCCGTCTCGACTTGCCCCATCGCGGCGGCGGGAGATTTGTTCCCTTCCTCTGCAAGCATCTTCGCGGTTGCATGGTCTACGTCGGCCACTCTGACTCGGACGTACACGCCTGTATCGGTCGGGGGGAGTCCAAGTAAGTTCCGTAACGTTCGTTGGTACTGTGCCCATTCAGCCTGGTTTCCGTGACCGTCGGCGAGCAGCTGCATCGCCATTGTCCGCCCGTTGCCAGAGATGACAGTCCCGTCCGGCATTACGATCGGTGTGCCGTCAGTCATGTTTCTGAACTCGTCCAACGCTCTGTCTTTGTCGAAGTTTCTTGCGATGCCCTCAATTTGCATCTTCGGCGATTGGCGGTCGCGACTTCTAGGCTGGAGGTCTGCCGGGAACTCCTTAATTGGATCGAACGTGACGTAGCTGTGGCTAGGTTTCAATCTACTGATTGGCCAAATTTCATCCCTGGCAGTTTGTTTTCCGTGGTTGGTTGTCCAATAGTGGGTCTCGCCAAGATGGGTCCCGCCTCCTTCGGCGGGCTTCGGCCCAGTTGGCGCAGGCGGGTTTTCGCTGACGATCTCGGCTTCTTTGTCCAAAGTCGCCGACACTTTGTTCAGTTCTACGGCGATGTCGTCAGGCACGGAGAGCGTCCCATCGGGTTCGATCCTGACGTTCGCCAGAGATTCTGCGGCTGGTCGGCCACCGTCTTTTTCGATGTTCAGTGCGGCCCTTGTCATCATGGTCGCTCCTGACGTCGCATGGTCTTCGAGTTTCGCGGGATCGGTCGCGCCAGATTCGTGCAAGGTGCTGAGGATTTCTTGCCTAATCCGCTTTGAATAGTACAGTACCTCTGGGGGCATCGCGAGCCACTCTTGGCGCAACCCATCGACAGGGAGCTTGACCGGCAATACCTTCTTTATCGCCTTTGTGCCGTGCCACAACATCAGCCCGGCGATGAGCAGTGGCACCGATGCGTGAGTGCGCTCTTGCCATGTGGAATTCGGGTTGTGGAAAGTGGCGAGCGCGGCGGGAACGCCGGTGCCTTCCCAGATTGCTGGCAAACCACCGTCGATGGCTTGTTGCAAAGTGGCCTGTACGCCTGCAAGTGGCCCTAAATATGGAATTGCGTAAGGCACTACCTCCGCTACGGTATCTGAAAGCGTTCCGGTCACCGACTCTTGCCAGCCCTTGTTGAACTGCTCTTCTGACGCGAACGGAGTCGCCCCGTGAGTCGCAAGTTCCTCTTGTGGGGCTATGCCCACGAGGCCCATGCGCGCAGCGGTCTTGACAGAAAGAGACGCGAGCGAACCTAGTCCTTGCACGAGCTCAAGCGGGCTATAGTGCTTCCTCGGCCCTTGGTCACGGACGGCTCCGTCAGTACCACGGACACGCCACTTACCGTCCTCGGCGAACGGGGCTTCCGTTTGAGTCCTTGTCCCAGGAAGCCCGACTCGCTCGGCTGCATCGTTGACGTCTTCCATCGAACGGCCTTTGGACATAGCCTCGTTCTGAGTGTGGCCTGCGACATATCCTGGCGGGATGCTTCCAGACTCGTCCATCTTGGAATGCAGGTTCAGCCGGTACGCGCGGCGGTCTGCCGATTCGTTGTACCCGAACGTGGGGTTTCTACCGTTCGCCAAATCGTAGAGCGCCATAGCTCCCTGGATCGTCGTGGGGTCCTGTTGCAGGCGCATCGTCACGGTCATGCGACGCTCAGAGGGAATAAGGAAGTGTAGCTCTGGTCTTTTTTCCAGTTCCTCGCGCTCTGACTTCATGCGCTCGACTTCGGTCTTGAACGCTGGCCACGAACTCGGGTCGCTCAGTTTCTTGCCAAGCGCCGCCCCGGTGCCAGGTGGAACATTGCCGCCGTCAGACTTGAGTCCGAACTTTAGCCACATGTATCCAATGGCGGCTTGCCGCACGTCTGGCGGTAGCCCTTGTCTTGATCCTGGATTGAGGAACGATTCGCCTGAGAACCCTGTGAACGCGCTGTCTATAGCCTTGGCCTCCGAGTAGACGTTGCCCGGTTTTGCGGTGAGTTCCATCTGCCGCTTGTACCTGTCCCGTTGTGGGTCGCTCAAGTATCCGAAAGTCGGCATTCCGTACTTTTCTGTGTCGTATTTGTGGAGCTTTGAATCCATAGAATTCGGATCGAGCAGTTTGCGCTTGTAGTCTTCTGGCCAAGCGCGAGGGTCTTGGAGTTCCCTGGGCACACTGGCTTGGGCCGTCCTTGAGTCGATCGACTTCCGGACGTAGTCGGGCATAGGAATAAGCGCGGCCCCGGTCATCGGTGCTTGGACTGGCGATGGTGCCTGTTTTTGCTGGGGAGACAACTGGCTCAAGAACGTGCTGAAGTCTGGCCCAGGCTTTTGAGCCGTAGGAGCAGTGGCCCCGGTCATCGGTGCTTGGACTGGCGATGGTGCCTGGTTTTGCTGGGGAGACAACTGGCTCAAGAACGTGCTGAAGTCTGGCCCAGGCTTTTGAGCCGTAGGAGCAGTGGCCCCCCTTGGCTTTCGCCGAGGCTTGGGTTCGGGCTGTGCCTTGCGCGGGGTCCTCGGCACAAGAACTTCGGCGTTGGCCCTTTGTCGCTCCGCTTCGATCTGGCCAAGCTGGACTGGCGGTGGCCCTTCCTTTTGTTCTCCGAGCGTACTGAGGAACGCCCCGATGCCGGGGTCTTGCTCCGGCATTACTTTCCTCCCGTGTCTTGCGAACCGTAGTGAGCCTCACGCCCCGGTGGCGGTTTTGTTCCAACGACCTTCTTGGCTCCGCGGGGGACTCGTTTTGTTGTCCCTGGCGTGAAGGATGGCGACGGTGCTCCACCTTGGGTGAGGCTCTGTATCCGTCCAATCTTTACGAATTGCCCTTGGCGCACATTTTCGACATATCCGCGCGCGCTTACTTCTTCCACTTTTTTGCTCTTTGACGACGCCCCGATCATCCTGTCGTTGCCGATGTAGACAGTGACGTGGTCGACCTTTCCGTCTTTCTTCCAGTCAAAGAACAGGAGGTCTCCGGGTTGCATTTCCCCTGGATTTACTGCTGCCGTGTTCTTGTACATTTCTTGGGCGGTCGAGCCTGGAGCCTTGAGCCCTATCGACTCAAGCGCGTTGCAGACCAGTCCGGAACAATCGACGGTTTCATCGTCGCCTATCTTCCGGCCTCCTCCCCATACATACGGCTTGCCTACGCTCTTCTTCAAGGCTTCGATAAACCCTGACACGTGCGGTTGGCCTGCCGCCATGCTCGACACACTGCCGATGGTCGTTCCGCTCGATGTCGGTTCGGTCGGAACGATCAGGTCAAGTCCGTCTTTGAGCCTGGAGTGCAACCTGTTGAGTTCGTCTATCGCAGGAGCCGCCGCCTCGACCTTGGCTTGTGCCTCTTTCGCCGCCAAGACGAACCCCTTGTACTCGTTCGCCTTGTCCCCAGGAGGAATCGTCCCGTCTTTCCCCTTGTAGTCTCTCAGACGCGCGTCAGCGCTTTCTTGAGCTTTCGCGGCCGCTTTCGCGTTGGCGTCGCGGCTGGACATAGCCTCCTTGAGCCGTTTGCCCACTTCCTCGAACCCGACTTTGACCTTGTCCAGTTCAAACTTGTCCTTTTCGAGCCCTTGGCGGTACTCTCGGTAGTCAATCTTGCTGGCAGCATCGACCGCGTTGTAAAGTCTATTGACACGGTCAGCATTGAGCAGTCCGGTTTGTGCGGCCATCCTGGCTGCTTCGAGAGGCAAGAGGGTGTCGAGCCTTTCCGCTTTTTCTTTGTCCAGTCCGATGGCGGAGGCCAATTTTTTGACTCGTTGCGCATTGAGCCCTATCCGTGAGTCGGCTTCGGCCATTCTCTTTTCTGCTTCTTTGAACGGCTGGGTAGGCTGTCCGTGCGCGTCGAACGCAGGCAGGCCAGAGTCTAGCACCGAACTAATGTAGTTCCTTGTATCGTTCACTTGGGCCAAACCTTCTGCTGAGAGTTTGCCACTGCTCGCTAGGCTGTCCAGCTTGATCAGTCGCGTCCTTAGCCCGACCCGGTATTCACGGTCGTTAAGGTGTTGTTGCGTTTCGGCTTGTCCGTAGAGTATAGACTTCCTGTTGAAGTCGGCCGTGTAGGCGTCTTGTTCGTTGTTTTTCTGGGCTGTCACCGACCGCTCCACTCCGAGCGCGGCTTGCTCGTACCGCAGTGTCTCGTTCTGCCAAATTTGGATATCGCTCGCGTATCGCTTGTCGTTCTGTTGGTCGATGTATCCCTTGGCTAGAACGGGCGCCTCGAATATCGCCTTGCCGATCACTGCCGCAGATTGGGGGTCGATGATCCCGGCGACGGCCATCGCTATGAGATGGGTAAGCCCAATTTCCGGCATCTTGGAAAGGATCGGGAGGAGTCGGCATCCTAGACATCGCTGTGTGGAATTTTTGCCATCCTTCGTCGATGCGTTTCTGGTCGAGTGACGCGAATTGCTGGACTGGTGGCGCACCAATGTCCTGGTTCTGGGTTCCGGTAGTGGTCGGACTCGGCTGTGCGGTTATAGCGGGAGTGCCGACTGGCCCTCCCTCAGCCATATCCATGTAATGCCCGTGATAGTTAGGGTCCCATATTGATGTCCTGGTGACAGGATCGTAGCGAGTTCCGGGCGGTGGCGTCCCAGAGTTTGCCGGTTGTGCCGGAGTCGCAGTTCCCGGCCCCTGCGCGTTTTGGCCTTCGACTGTGCCGTTGTAGCTTCCTTGGTCTTGGCCTTGTTGTGCCTGCTGTGGCTGGGCTGTAGGCATCGGAGGCGGCTGTATGCCGAGTTGCGCCGCGAGCGCATCGGCGGTCTGGTTTGCGGAATGGGCCTCCGGTGACACGCCTTCCGCCGCTGACCGGTTGTAGCCGTCGGAGATGATCCGCTCGGACTGGCCATCGGCGATGAGCGACAGCGCATACCTTTTGTGCGCCGGGAGCATTTTTCCGGGTGAATTGTTGACGACGGTCTGTAGTAGTCCCGCAAGCTCTTGCCCGATCTCTTGCGACTGCCGCACTTATCCCCACCGTCCGAGGTTCGACAACCCTTTCGCCCACTCGTCTGATCCGATCTGCTGAGTTCCGCCAGAAGTGTCGCCACTGGCGTTGCTTCCGCCCGTCAGCACGTTCGATGTCTGGTTCGTGTTCTCTACTTTCTGTGCTTGTCTCCACGCTTCATAGTTGCTCCATGCTCCCGCAAGACCTGATATCGCCCCTGACGCCGCGCTTTGGGCTCTGTCGGCTCGCTGTGCCGCGATGTTGCTGAGGTTCGTACCTGCGTTGATGACTCCCCCGATGAGTCCAGTCTCGTAAGGCGCGCCTGCAAGCGCAAGCCTTCGACTGAACGCATCGACCGACATACTCAGATATTCCTGGTCGCGGGCTTTGGCGTGTGCGACTTCCGAATTCCCAAGGACTCGTTCCGCCGCTGTCTCACCGGGCCGGTATCCGCCCTGTTTGAAAAGTGCGGCCACTAGGTTCTTCGTGTCGCGGGCTCTGGAGTCTGCCGTAGCAGAATCCATCCGGTCGAACATAGCTTTTGGATCGAGCAGTCCTTGCTCTCCGGCCCACTTCTGGACGCCTTCGATGTCTCCTTTGCGCTGTCCGAAAAGGTTCTTGACCCAATCCAGCTGGTTCGCAGCAATACCTTCGGCTGCTTTCGCCTGACGGTCCGCACCCTTTTTCCCGATGAGTCCACCAAGGAGCCCCCCTACGCCTGTTATTATTCCTGCTCCTACTACTGCGGGTATGGGCATACCGTGGATTATGGCTTACAAACCAGCAGAGCTTTTTGTTGCTCTCGCCAGACTCCGCGAAGTGCGGAGATATCGTTCGACGCCAAATTGCGATACCCGTCAACAAACACATCCAATGACGACTTTTCGAGGTATGGCATTACATGTTGGAAGTGGGTGCCACAGAACAGGTGGTCATAGCGGTCGAGGAATTCATTGTCGAACCGTTTTGCCTTTCTGCCAAGTAATTTGCACAATTGGCTGCCGGTGTCTTCGCGCTTCCATGTTGGTGCACAATAGTATTGGAACGGACGAAATGGATGCCACTCCATCGAAGATGTCCGAACATTCTCAACTAATAGTTGGCAGTCAGGAACGATCAAGTGGCTCGTATGAATTCGAGATGAAGTAAGAGTATGAGTAAGCGGACAATAGAATTTAGGGAGCCTTCTTCCTGCCAAAAGCGCATCTCCAAAGTCTGCCAATTCGCAATCTTTCCAAAACACTAAGTCAGGGTCAAGTATTACTAGACGACCTGTTGCGCACTCGATTAAACTCCAAAGGATATGGTAGTGCGGCCGTTCCGGCTCGATCTGCACGTAGTCTGCGCCGATGCAGTTAGACAATTTCTTGAACACATTACGCGCCTCCGGATGGGAACTGTTGTCGAAAACGGTAACGGCCGCAGTCGGATAACCGACCCGTAGGGTCTCAAATGTCAGTGATGCTGGGCGAGGAACGACTGATGTTTCACAATAAGTAATTATTGCTACATTCATTACGGTACCAATCTACCTGGCCCGCTGTATTCTGAAGTTGGCAACACCATGATGATCTCCCAAGGTACAAAACCAAACGCGCTCACGAGCTTGTACGTTCGTTCGTCCGATGCGCTAACTGAGGTGGTCATACGCTTAATTCCCTGATCGAACAGAAATGATTTGACCTGAGATGCAAGACCTAGAAGTGCAAGCGGATTGTCGCTTTGCATCATGGCCACCCATGCTTCGGTGTCTTTCCAGGCTACGGAGATCGAGCATCCTTCGGACGTGAACACACGCTCGTTCATTCGGGCACGTTAGCCTTGCTCTTGTTGTCGGTCTGATGCGAGTCAGTCATTTTTTCCCTATCCTTGAAGCCTTCTCGCAGGCTTGCTTGAATATCGTGCCCACGATGTGCTTGCGGATCCGAACCTCGTCCCATCTGCAGCGCGGGGTAGACGGGACGTACACTCTCCACCCTTTCCCCTCGATCTTGAAATGTCCGTTGCCCGCTATTTCGATCGTGGCGTCGAATGTTTTGGCGACCATGCGGACGTTCGCTTCGTGTGCGGCTCGGTTACAGGACATTGGTCAGGCCCTTATCCATGCCATCACGTCTTCGATATGGACGCAGACGTATTCCTGTCCTTCAAACTTGAACTCGTTCCCGGCCCATTGGCTTACAATGGCGCGGTCGCCGACTACGGCACTCATTGGGTTGGTCTCTCCCTTGTCGTTGAAGACTCCTGGCCCGACCGAGACTACGGTCCCTCTGCGCGGTTTTTCTTGGGCGTCTTGTGCAAGGTGGATGCCTCCCGCTGAGATTTCCTCCTTGTCGTCCATCTTCAGAATGAGTCGGTCGTTCGCTGCTTCCAGTGTTGTCATCAAGGGAATCGTACCATATTCCATCCTGGGATGATAGGATGGGCCTTATGAGTTGAGCCTTGCTTGTGCTGGAGTCCGCCATACGTCTAGGCCTCGGACTGCGCTGGAATTCTCTGAAAGTACGATCTCTACCTGCATCCTGCGGTGACGCGCCCATAATGGCCAACGGTCTTTTGTCTTCCCGACGGTGGTCGTTCTCGTGACAGGGGTCGTGAGTGTTCCGCCTTCATCCGTCCGCGTTCCGGCTTTGTCGTTCCGGTCGCAGTAGAAGTTCACCACCGGGCAATCGTCAAGGTTCGCCCGAATCGTGTCGGTACTGTTGATCGCCCACCACTGGGCATCGTCGAATTCGGGAGACTGCCAGTAGGCTTTGTAGTTTCCCGTCGTTCCAAGGGCTCGGAAGCCATCGTCCCGGCCTTCGGAAAGTTCGCCGATGGATGCGGTCAAATTCTTCAGTCCAGTTCCGGTCCCTGCCACCGCGTTGGTGTACGAGTTGTAAAACTTGTAGACTCCCGACCCTTGCGCGTTGGTGTAGACCGCCGAACTGGCGGTGAGCCCTCCTGCCGTTTTCCTTGCGACAATGGCGAATCCGGTCGCCCACGCAGGATCGGTGTGTCCAGCGGTGCCGTCGAACGTGACAGTGTCGCTTGCGACCGAAGTCGAGCTCGGGGTGTGCCAGGTTGGATCGATCGGAACGAAACTGTCGCTCGTGTCGTACTCGATTTCGTCCATCGCTCCGTTTATCCTCATGGCCCTTAGCCCAAGGTCTTCGGAAAAGTCGGCCTTCAGCCAAGACGAACCGATGCTCGACAGGTCGTAGCGGTACATCTCGAACTGCCTTCTTCCGTCGATGAGGCTCTTTCTTCGCAGGATGAGGATTCGGTCTACGTAGACGACCATGAGCGCGTCTCCCCGTTGGTCTACCTGGAGTGCCATTCGGTCTGTGTTCACAAGTGTGCTCCCTTGGGTGAGGAAGTCCCTCACTTCTCCGCGCAGAGGTATCGTGAGTTCTTCCGGTTGGAACTGTTTGTCGCCTGCCGCGACTGCAAACGACGGGATGACGAAGATCGCGTCGGCGTTCGAGCTGACGTAATAGACCGCAGGGTCTCCCGCTTCGGTGCGCCAAACGACCACGGAGTCTGCTCCCGCGCATCCCACTGAACCAGGGAGCCTGGAGAACGGAGATTTGGAAAGCGGCGTCATGCCGCTCTGGGCATAGGCTCCATTGTCGCAGACGACGATGTTCCCACCCGGCACTTCGAGCGAGATTCTCGGCTGGTCCTTGAAGTCTGACGAAAGTATCCAGTTGGCGCCTTCAAGCGGATCAAGCAGGTCAAGGTCGGAGTTGTCGGTTTTGACGAGGTTCAAAGGATCGCCGACAATTGAATCCCGCACAGTGAATTGCTTGTTTTTCCGGAACAACCACTCTGTATAGCCGTGGATTTGGCTCGCTCCTATGATGTCGTCGTACTCGAAAACTCCCGTAGTGAACGCCGCCAGTTGCCCAAAAGCGGCCGTGTCCGTCTGGAAAGTGTAGCCCGTCGTCGGGTTTGCCTCCGTGACGGTGTCCACGATTCTCCACTGGCCCCAATTCTGATCTTTGTGGTTTTCTGGAAGCTCTTTTCTTTGTGCACGCTCTTTTCTGACTACGATCTGTGTTTCATCGACTTGAGCTTCGCTCGAACCCTTTAGCGTGAGATAAGGGATTACTCCCATGTACGGTGGGTCTTCGCCGTGGAAGTCTAGAAATGCAATATCCCCTCTAAGGGATAGGTGCGGTAGGATGATCGCTCCTCCGACTCCTGATACCAGCCCCGTTAACGTAGCCTTCCAAGAGTAACCTATTTGCCAATCCCGATTAGGGACGTACAGTCCAGGCATTCCACCAAGCGTGACGGGATCAAGGGTAATGGTTCCGGTTCCAGTCGTCACCGTCATCTCAAGCCCGAAATGTTTAGTGGTCGACCAATCGGCACGGGTCTTTCCCGGTGGGAAACTTGCGTACACGTTGTAGAGCAAATTCACAGTTTCGTCTGCGCTCGATCCTGAGACACGGGTGTCCAGATCGACTCGGACTCCATTGGTGTCCTTGAAGTAAATTTGTACTGACCTTAGATCAAACGCCAAAGCCGCCGCGTTCTTTCGCATTTGGAACTTTATGCAGTCGCTGTACTGAAGGTTCTGGTTTCCTGGTGAAATCGTGGCGAATGGTACGAGCGCAGAAGCGGCCCCTTGAGCCGACACAGTGATCGCAGCCGAGACACTGCCGACTGTCGCCATCGCCGTAAAGACTGTCTCGTCAAGTGTGGAATCGCCTGGGTCGGCCAATCCGTTCCAGTTGAATTGCTTGTATCCGAGTGTTGTCGATCCTGGTTGCCTTCGATATTGGACTGTCGCCTTATCGCTTGCATCATTCGGAGCAACGGGCTGTTTGAGCGCGACGAAACTGTAGGGATCGCCCAGTGTGAACTTCCAGAGCGGCGTGTTCTCAGATGTCGGTGACGGGAGTTCTTCGCCTGCTACATGGCTGAATCCGTAGACAGTGTCGTCGACAACAAGGATTCTGTAGTACGAATCCGCAAGAATTGGAACAGCGCTCGTTCCGTCGATCGCATAAGTAGACTCTGAACCAGACAGAACTGTAGCTCTGGTGACACCAGCCCCACCGGTCGTACTGTCTGCAATCGTAATCACCGCAGCATCGAGGTCGTCGCCTAAGTACCGACCGCCCCAAAACAAATAGAATCCATTTGCATAATCCGAGACGGTGACGTCTCCAGGATTGACGTTGCTCAAACCCAAGAGCGCCGTTTGTACTGTTGAGTTACTGGCATTAAACGCAATTGCGCTTGTTGTTTGACCATAAAACGAGACCGTGTAGGTGCCTGCGGTCGCTCCACCAAGAAGTATTTGTGTGACTTCACTACCGACGTGCGAATGCCTGGACCTTATGAGGACTGGGGTTGTCGTCGTGCCGGTCAAGGCTCCCCCAGCGAGCGTGAACGCTACTTCCATGTCTTCCCACGCGGTCGAAAACGTGATCCGGTGTCCGCCAGTGATCGTGGCGACCGTCACATCGGCTGGAACCAGGTTTGAAAGACCTTCAAGGTCAGTCTCAAGGCTAATAGCGCCATTGCTAAGCCGGTCGTACACGACTCCGGAAAGCACCTGGCCTTCAAACGTCAGGTTGAACGTGCCGCCTGTCGCGCCGCCAAGGTGAAGGTCGTACACCGTGTTGACTTTTTTTGTTCGGAGCACCTTGGTTCTGGCTCCGGTCGTGGTGTCCACTGTCATCAATCGACAGAGATTAGAAGTCGATGATCCGTAACGCTCGACTGTGACATAGGTACTGTAAGCTTCCCCACTGACTACTCCGCCTGCTCTTCGGAACAGCTTGAGCGCGTCCATTTCCGTGTCCTTGTACCTTTGGGCTCCGACTATGTTGCGAAAACCGTAGCGAGGTCGAAGGGATCCGTTCTCGTACCGGCAATTGGTCCCCCCCGCTGAATACGGTTGTTGGACGAACCGTTTGTCGATCGAAAGGTGCGGGCCCAGAAACGGCCCGAGCCTTGTCAGGACTTTCTGGCTCAAGACCTGAACCTCTGCCCTCTTATGAACAGACTGTCCGCGCTGGTCATCGCGTTCTTGTTGTTACGCCTGACTTCTTCGACTTCGGCTCCCCATCTTGAGTTGGCGCTCATCGCCCTTCGGATCGCGCCGCCTTCATCGGTGACAGGGTCAGCGGCGCGGAAGTAGGCTAAAAGCGGAAGCCCGTCATGGAGTTCCTCTGGAAGTTCAGGCAAATCTGTATCGTTGACCATGTCGTCGTACAAAATCTGCGCCTCGGCGAAGTTGTTCGCGCTTGACGACAGCACATAAGCAGAATCTGGGGTGTAGTAAAGCTGGATTTGGTTCCCACGGTCTACAGCTATGAGCGGAGTCCCCGAATCGGACTGTCTCCAACCTCGGTACTGACGCTCGAACATAGATCTATGGTAGAGCCCGTCGCGTCGGTGTGCGCTCTGCACGACTACGTCGGAAAGCGACATTCCGAAAATTTTCACGCACCGTTTTCCGAATCCGACTTGCCTGACCGCTGGAGTCGTGGTCGTGCCGCTGAGGCTCGAGGTCATCGTGATGAGCGGGAGTGGTGGCGTGAGCGTGCCGCTCAGGGCTACGTTGAACCCGACTGCAACGGCGGTCACTGTGGCTTCTCCTACTCCGATGTTGGACAAACCTACGAGCGCGCTCTGTACCGTTGCCGCCGACGCGTTGTAGTTCAGCGCGCCTGTAGTCTGCCCACTGTAAGTCAAAGTGTAGGTTCCGCTGAGAGCAACCCCGATGTCGACGACTTGGTTGACTCCGGGTGGTTCTTGCAGTGTGTAGAGCGATTGCTCTGCGACCGGCTGGAAAGTTATGCTCGGTTCTACGATGTAGCAAAGTTTAGTGACTGTCCGGTACGTCCAGTTCAACAATCGTTTGCGGACTACGTCGAAGTCTACTGTCGCTGCGTCCAGGACAGGATCGCCCTGATAGTAGTTCAGGTCGTTTCCCAGCAACCGCGTCAGATCGGTTTGAAGTTCGGCGAATGTCACGACACTGATTATGACCCAGTGGCGCCCATGCGGATCAAAATGAATTTGGCCCCCGCTTTCGCGGAGGCCGTCGGTGCGACATGAGAATACACAGGTCGCACTTTGCCCTAGTTATGCGGCCCAAGCCGAAGGAGCCGCAATGTCTGCGGTCGTGTCCACCGCTGTCATTTTGCCCTGGGCCGCAGGATGTGCGCAGAACAGCCCGCCCCAAGCGACCACGGGGATCATGTAGGCGTCCGGTCGTTCGGGCGCACGTATCGCTCCGGTCGTGATTAGAGGGTCTTCGTCCATGACCCACTTCCAGTAAGGAAGGTCGCTCTGGCCCATGCTCAACATGTAGACTCGCTTGTTGCCGCAATCGTTATCGTGGTAGTAGTCCGTGATGCCGTGCCGCGCGTATGCGTTCTGGGTCGCACCAAAGCCGTCAGCGGAGTGGCCGTTCGGATTCATCAGCACGAGGCCGTGCTCTTGGAGTTCGTGCTGGAGATATGAGAACACGGTCGTTCCCATGAACCCGCATTTCGCGTCTCCGTTGTTGGCGCAGATGTTGTTCTGTGCCAGCAAGAGCTGGTCAAGGTTGAACGCTGAACCGGTGAACGCGGCCACGTAGCTCTGGAGGAACTCGTTTCCGGCGCTCGACCGAGTCGCACCGTAAGTGTTGGTCGCGGAGATGATGTAGTCAAGTCCGGCAATCGAGCCTCGGGCCTGGTTCGTGTTGCCGAACAGCCGAGTGTTGACGAACCGGGCGTACTCCTCACCTATCTTTCGGAGTTTGAAGTCGACGAGTTGCTCTGACTTCAAACGGTCTCCACGGATCGACTTCGTTTCAGACCCTGTGATGAATTCTCTCTTGTAATAGTGAGCCAGGTCCCATGTGAAGAATGCGACGTCGTCGGTGTTGACGCTTGCTCCAAGGAGCGCGACCTCATCGTTGCCGTCAGCAAGGAATTGGAAGTCGTCGAGGCGTCCGAGGAACTGCATCTCGTATTTGGTGCCTGAGGCATACGTGATTTTCTCGAACGTCAAGTGCCCGTTGGGCATACTGCCCTGGGCTTGGTTGCCAGCCGAACGGGGAATCCCGCCGAACAACATCCTAAAGAAGACGCGGTGCTTTGCAAGACCAATGACGATCTTTTGCGTGAGCACAGTGTTGAATGCCATCGCCGCGCGGGTGTTGGCCTCGCCGACGATACCTGTCCATAGACTCATAGTTTTTTTTTCGCTGTGTCGTTCCCACTAAGCGGGGAAGGTCACTGCGACGGGATGCCGATGCGCCCTTTTATTTACCGCCAGACTGATCGCTGAAACTTTCCATGGCCTCGGAAAGCGAGATGTACGTACCAGACTTTGCGGCTTCGTTAATGCGGTCGGGGCTCAGGACTGACGTCCTTCCTACCTTGCCGTTGGAATGCACCATCGGCTTTACTCCTTCCGCTTTTTCCTGCTTGGAACGCTCCTGATGGAGCCTGTCGTCGTAAGTGAGACGGATCGCGGATTCGAGGTCAAGCCCGGTGTCTTTGAACCGGCGCATAGCCTCCTCGGCCTCGGCCCTGGAAATCTCGAACATCGGGACTTCTTCTTGGATGGACTGCACGGCAGAAACGTAGACGTTGTCGAACGAACCCTGTGGGTGACCGCCGCCCGTTGGGGCTTGCGCCACTACTGGCCGCTCAGATTGACGAACCGCCATCAGTGGCGAGAGTTCGTCGAATATCATGTCTACAAGTTCAGCGTTGTTCCGCTCAACGATCTTGTCCTCGCCAGATTCGTTGTTCCATCCTTGGCCTGCAACCTTCTCAGCCAGTTTGGCTTTGACAGATTCCCTGGCCTTGGCGAACAAGTCGTCAGGTTCGGTAGGCTCGACTGTGTAGCCGAGCGATGCGATCGTTTTCACGATATCGTTGTCGTAACGCTGTGCGGCGACTCCGAGTATCGTCTTGAGCCCTTCGACTCTGTGGGCGGGGTCTTCGTGCAGAAGCATCCCTTGGATGTTCCTTAGCAGTTGGGCATCTTCCGACTCCTTCGCGACAGTGGCGCGCAAGGCGTCGTTGTCCGCACGGAGCCTCTTGTTGGAAGCCGTGCGGTCCTCGTAGAGTTTCTTGTACTGCTCGTCGGAGACAGTCTCAGGTTTCTCTTCTTCGGTGGTTTCTTCCTTGACATTGGCGTCGGCCTTTGGTTTAGGATCGGTGCCCGCAGCGTCTTGGAGAACTTCCTCTGTCTTTGCTTTCGGCCGTCGCGCCGAAGTAGTTTCTACAGGAGGTTCGTCCACGCCTGGTTGTGCGGGTGTGTCGTCAGGCACGTCGCCCAGGAGTGATCCCAGCGATGCGCCCTGCGAGTCCAGTTCTCGTCCACCGCCACCGCCCGATGTTTCGTCGGGTGAGCGCATGAATTGATTCTTGAGTCGCGTAAACATGGTTTTGCCCGTTGGGGCGTGAAGATTGTACCCAGCGCAAAAAACCCCGAGGGGATCCTCGGGGTTTACAGTGTCTCAACGCGCGGCTGGCCCAAAGGCCATCGGGGCTTGCCCGCTACCAGGAGCGGCGGGTTGCGCGAGCGCGACACGAGGATCAACGTCTCCGAAGAGCTTGACCCATCGCTCTGCGAACCATCTTGGGTCAATGACCGGCCCCACAAGTCCAGACTGCAACGATAGAACGAGGATGTCGCGGTCTTGCGCCCGCTTCATCGCATCGTCACCACTGGTGATGCTGTCCGCTCCGATCTCTACTCGGCTTGGCTCCGAGAGCATCGCGTAAAGAGAGCTTGCCTTGGTACCGGGCAAATTTACGGGGAGGTTCACGCCGAGAACGTCGATCAGCCGTGGGTGTTGGTCCATGAGCCGCATCACGTCCACTGCCAGTCGTCCGATCTCGGACTGGAACTTGAGCATCATCGCCACTGTCCAGCCCATGTTGGCGGTCTGGTTGCGGTCTTCGATCAGGTTTTGTGTCGCGGTCTTCCGGTCGCTTCCTTGACCTCGGGCAGTCTCGTTCTGCATCGAGTTCTGGGAATAGAGCTGCGAGTACCACTGGATAGCCGGTAAAAGCGCCTGCTGCATTTGATCTGTGGGAATCTGTTGCATCGGAATGTTCGGCAGCGCGGAATTGTAGAGGACGAACCTCGTCAGACCGGCCTTGAAATCCTCCCATGAATCCATGTCGATCGCGTTCGAGTCGATCATCACCGCGCCTTTCCCGTTGAGCGCAGAATCGAGAAGCGACTGCTCTAGCAGGTTGAGGGTCTCGAAGTCGGACGCCTGCATATCGACCCTTCCCAGAGGACGCATCATCTTTGGCTTGCAATAGTTGACGCAATAGGCGAGAGGAGGTCTTCCTATCGGACTCTCGAAAGGGTCTTCCGGGTCTTCAAAAAGGTTGCCCCAGAAGTGGATGATCGTGGGCTTGCCGTCCTTGCCGTATCCGTAGTCGTAATAGGTCACGCACCGGACGCTCCAGGTGCAGGGTGACAACGATGTTTGGAAAACCTTCCTTGCTGCGGCCTTCGCCTTCTTGGATCCGATCCGTTCCTCAGCGTCTTCGACCGACACCCATTTTTGTGTCACGACATGTCGAGAGTCGTGAGGGTCGCGCTTGTTGGGGTCCCATCCGAAGTCCATGCACCCGATGTTCTGGAGTTGGGCTTGAGGCTTGCGCGAGTTCGGGTTCACGATAGGCCAAATCTCCACCGCGCCTTGCCCGATGGAGTCTCCGTCGTCGAACGCGCTGGAAACTCCTTGGTGCCACGGTGCGAAACAGTGTTGCTCTCCGTGGTAGGTGACTCGCATGACTTCCGATCTGATCGCGGCGTCAAGCTGGTCTAGTTGGGGATAGGTGAACGCTGGCATCCTGGAAGCGACCCGCGACACTGCGATGTTCGACGCGGTCAGCATCCTCGGCGAGCGACCGATCGGCATATCCTTTGGAAAGATGTCAGGGTAGCGCGGTATCTGGTCGCCATAGCCGCCTTCGCACCTTACCGTCTCATCGTCGGTGAACCCGAACGCCCGCTTTACCTTGAGGTAGAGCGAGTCGTAGATATATGGGTCGAAAGCGGCGATGCACCGATCTCTGGCCAGCTTGGGTTCAGTGAGTCCTTTCATTTCAATTTGCTTATTCGGTCACGTATTTACGCAAGCTGTCCGGCAGGTCAGGGCTCGTTCGGCTGAACTTCAACTGGTCGGGTGTCACTTTCCCTGATTTAAGGTCGGCTTCCCACCTGCGCTTGTTGATCGCTACACTGCGCTCCATCGCTGGGCTCATGTACTTGGCTCGACCCTTCTGGAGAAACGGACGCTTGTAGAATTCACCATGAGTCATTCGCGAAGTAGACTTGCCGCAGGCGTGGCAATTGTCTGGCATCCGACCTTCCCCAGTCGAAATGTCCCCGCAAGAACAGGTGCGCTTATAGTTCATCTTTCCGCTTGACCTTGTAGACCGGCAGTACCGTTCCGTTCTGAATATCGCCGATCGTGAAGACTCTCTGCTCTGGATGGAACGATGTCGTTTCAGCTATAAGGCTTTCGACCAATCCTTGCGCTTGTGTCGCATCGTTCTGAGCGTTGACGACCGCCTCGTTCGCTTTGGAGATGCGGTCGTCGCAGTCGAGTTTCTCCTGAAATGCCACTCGCGCCTGCCCTTCGAGCAGTGCGGCATCGGTCACGCCCGAGTAGTCTCCGTTCTTCCAATGGGTCTGGACATCGGTGCGGGCGTATACAGGAACCGCACGAATCGTCTCTGTCTCCAATTGTCCTTGGCACTTCGTCAGCCGGTTGTGGGCTTCCGACGACTTCTGCCTTGCAGTTTGCAACTCGCCTGGAAGGGTGACTTGCCTGACCGCGCCACGGCTCAACGTCATTCGGATCAGCATTCCACGGTCTTGAGTCAGCATACAGTCAAATTGATAATGGTCGCCTCCGGCCTTTGCGAACGTGGGCACTCGGGCATACTTCTTCCTGACCGGACTGAGCTTTCGGGCAATGGCTGAAACCATCGCGTCGAATGCTGGGCCAGGGATGCGCACGACCTCTGGAGCGGGCACATCGTCCAGATCGCCGAGCGTGGTCGGTTCCTCTTCAGGAAGCGTATTGCCTGCGCAATAATCTCCTTCAACGGCGGTTTTGCTCTCACCTTCCGTTGAAGAGTACGCTTCACGTGCAAGAGCTTTCGTGTTTTCCCACTCCTCTTCTGTCATGTCGTCCGGCTTTGGCAGCACGTGGTCGAACAGCGGAGCGTCGTGTTCAGCGACGGCGGTCGCGGCTACGGAAGGCTGATCTGACTTTGTTGAGACTTCGGTTCCGGAGGGCGACGAGGAACTTGGCAGAGTCCGGATGGACGACGACTTCGGACTTCTGCTGTTCGGGCTGGTGTTTGTAGGTGGCTTCATATGCTGCACTGAATGCGTCGATTAGATCGTCGCGGTCGGTCGAAAGATCGTTGAAACGTGAACATTGTACTTTGAAGTACGGAAACTCCTTGCACGACCGAGAAAACCAGACCCTTCCACGGTTTGATTGGCCTACCCATCCTGCCGCGCAAGCCCACTTCCCACGGTTCTTCCTCATGACTTCCAGGAACATCACCCGTTCGTGGTAGCGAAGGCGACTGATCGTGGAAAGTTGCACGACCTCGTTGTACATACAGGTGAAGGTTCCATCGGGATCAGCCCGGGCGTCGGCGATGATCCGGTCTTCTGTGTGCTCGATGTCCATGCGCCAATGCCCGATGTCTTCGACGTAAATATCTCCGTTCTCCATCATCCCAAGCAAGATCGAACCTGTCTCATCGGGACTGACTCTCTTGAGAGCCATGTCGATTCCTCTGTACCAATGCTTGACGAACGGGGGTGGCGTGTCCTCTGGCCATAGGCGGAAGTTGTCCGGGTTGATGAGCTGGGCGATGGATGTGAGCGGCCTTCCTTGGCCTTGGCTCATGTAGCCTGTGAGGTCTTGATCCTCCCATTCCTTCGCCTGCTCCAGAGTTCGCCGCTTAGTCAGTATCGAACCTACTGCGCGCCCAGGCGGGCACAGATCGCCGTCAGGGTCATCGTCGCCAACGAGCGCGTACCGGTAGACCTTCCAGCCTCTCTGGTTCTTTTCAGTCCACCTGCCTTCGCGGGCCAGCAACCTAGCGCCAAGGTCGTCGATCTGATAAAAGTGGAACATGACGATGACTGTGGCTCCGAGGACTCTCTGCTTGACAGTCTTTTCCCAGAACCTCCATGTCGCTTCGTTCGTCGATGGACTAGCCGCCGCATCGTCACTGGCATAAGGGTCGTCGATGACGAGGATTCCGGCGGTCTCCGCATCGCCCGAGACGCCCTTTCCGGTCACACCGGTCTTGATGCCGACGGCTAGGAACGAGTATTGTCCATCGTTGAGCAGTTCACGGGCAGGCGTTCGGAACATCTCGGTGCTCACCCGTTTGTTTATCTGGCCAGAAGCACCAGGGAACATCTCAAGGTGGTCCTCGGAAAGCATGAGGTTCTTGACCGCATGGCCGAACGCTATCGAATGGGTCGCGTTGTACGCGGCTGAGATGAACCGGATCTTCGGCCTCCTTGCGATGCACCATGCAGGGAACCTTTCTGAAACGATGATCGTGCCACCAGTTTGGGGCGGTTTGTGGATCAGGATGCGCTGGCCTGGATTGTCTGCGGCGTCTTGAAGCACTTCGCAAAGGTGTTCTTGCCAGGAGTCTAGTTCAAACGGGCAAGTCCGCTTGCAGTAGTCCAGGAAAGAGACGTCGTCGACGGCTTGTCCATCCTCGGCCTCCATTCGCAGGATGTCCATAAGCCGATTGGCTTCGGTCGGATTCGCGTACTCGATGAGTTCTTCTATGCGCTCGCGTGTCTCTTTGTCAATCAAAGAGTGGTTCCTCGTGGCAGGTCTCTGGCGCGGGCAACTCTTTGTACTCAGCGTCGATCACCGATCCGGCGTTCTTCCTTGCGTCAAGGGTGGACAGGAGACGCGATAGTTCGTTCGCCCTCTGGTTGCCGTTCAGATTGGCGACGTTGACTGTGACGGAGGTTCCTGCGTTGTTGATGTGCCCAGTCATCTTGGCTAAATTCTCTATGCCTTTGTTCGCGTTGTAGGGATCGAACGTCCATTCTCCTTCTAATTTCTTTCCCTTGCTGTCGACCACCGGGCGGTGCTGCATACACCGCTCCAACAGTTCCCTTTGCATACCGATGAGGTACTCGTAGGTGACTCCGGTGGTGCGGCTCGATGCTTCGCGGATCATTTTGAGGGCGGTGACGATCTCTGGTTCGTCCCTCCACTGCTCCCCTACCTTCTTTTGGATGTTCGCTTCGGCGCAGGCCAGTTTGATGTCGTAAGACTTGAAGAAGGCAAGGACGAACTTCTGGCGTTTCCGGTCCAGTCTTTCGACGGCCATCTGGGCGACGTATGGGAGGCTGGAAATAGTGGCGGCCACGGCACTAATGTACCACGACCGCTTTTTCTCGCTCGAACCAGTGAGACTTTACCTTAGTTAGACTCTAGGGAAGCTCAAGCGGACGTAGTCGCCAGAAAGTGTCGCGGCGGCGGCTGCACCAGTGCCGCAGACAGCCAGAGTGGGAGTGAGCGCGACGGTCGTTGGGAGCGATGTGCTCTGGTAGTCGTAGGAACCGCCGGACAGGACGACAGGAAGGTCGTCGATCCAAACTCGCACGACACCGGTACCGACCACGGACGACACGTCTACTTCAAACCGGACCACAGTGAACGTGTCGTCTGTGTAGGTCGCTATCGCCGCAACGCGGTCAACGGTGCCGGATGCTCTGCGGATCACAAGGTCAAGGGTCTGGGCACCAGTAAGTTTGTTGATGCCGACGTGATCGGTGCCAGTTATGACTCCCAACGCATAGATCGACGTGTCGAGTGCGTTGAGTCCGATGAACCAGCCAAGAGAAGTCTTCACAGCCTCGGCCGTGGTGACTGAGAGCCGTGTCTCGAAAGTGTACTTTTTGCTGGCTTCCAGTTTGACTATCGCGCCAATGCTTTGGATTTCGCAACTGTCGTTGAGATTGGTGCCGGTGCCGAGCAAGACGATTCCGTCGGACGCGCCTGCGATTGTGAAAGTCTCGGTGCCGACGCCGTTTTCGACCCACGCGCCGGTAGTGGCTGCGGTGTTAAGGCTGAAGAAGTCGTCGAAGAACGTGACGCGGTTGACGTCTTGGATAAAATTTGATAGGGGCATTGTTTTCTCCGTCCGTTTGGACAAAGAAAAGCTACCCTTTAGTTAGAGCAGCCTTTCAACCGGAGAAACATCGGTAAGGTTTCAGTCATCGTCAGAGGCGACCGGCTTGGTGGCAGTGATGACGGCGCTCATGTCCTGCGCGGCATTTATGTAGTTGCTCAAGGCGAACACCACGTTGTCCTGGCTCTTGACCGCGAGTTCGTCCGTCATGGAATAACCCCAGCCTGCCTCGAAGTCGCACGAATACCCCATAGGGTTGTGGGCGATGTCAGTGTGGGGAGCGTTCGCTCCGAGCCCCTTTGCCTCGTCGCCGTTGCGCCATTCTGCCTTCAGGTAGTACCATCCCATTTCCGAGACCGGTGTCCATTTGTGGGTCGGATCGCCGTAGGCTCTCGTCGAAGCCCAGTGCGGAGTCACGATTTGGCACGTGCCTCCAGGGACGAGCACCCGCCAAAGTTCGTTGAAGAAGTGGCACCGTTGGTACTGGTCGAGATGCTCTACGAAGTGGGCGGCGTAAGCCTCGGTGACAGAATTGTCAGCCCAAGGCCACGGCTTGTGGCCAACAATGACGCGGGCGACTTCCTCTGTACCATCATCGGAATCGCCAACGACTTTGTTCCCGTAGATCGGACGACAGACGTTCATTACGACGTCCACTGCGTCGAACTTGATAGAATCGACGCCTGTCCATTCCTGGTCTGCGACTGTTTTCTTGTTGTTCCCGCAACCGAAGTCGATACGTAGCAACGCCGAAACGGGTGCGGATTCTGTGGTTTCTGATCCTTCTGTTTGTTCTACCATGTTATTCCAGCGGGCCCAAACGCCCCTGCTCCGTCGTAGTGTCCAACTTTGCAACGTGTGTCGACCGCGCACCTGTGCCCTGCGGCGCGAGCGTTCTTCCAGAAGTAGAGGTCTTGCGTCATGCACCCTTCGTTTCCGACCAACGTCTTGAACCAAGGCCGTTCGATTTTGGTGTCTTTGAACATCGACATCCGGTACAGCACGAATCCCATACCGAGCCCGCAACACTCCTGGACTGTGTTAAGCTTGGGGACTTGTGGCCGGAAGTTTAGGACAGGGTCTTTCGGATCGCCCCAGATTTGAGCGCAACCACCTGGGCCCTTCGTGAAATAAAGCCCACCGATCGCGTCCAGTTCAGGGTGGGCCTCCATAGATTCCAGTAGCAACAGCACACCGTCGGGTGCCGGAGTGTTGTCGTGCTCGATCGTGAGGACGTATTCCCAGTCTTGGACGTCGGGGGTCGTAACGACGGAGCCCAGGGTTCGCGAGTAGGCGTCTCCTACTTCCATCCCTTCGGCGAGTATCCTGGCGACTTGGTTGTTCGGGGGAAAGATGAGCGAACAGTGCGACAGGTACACCTTCGGGTAGATCATCGGCCCAGAAGGCATGATGGCCACAATCCTCTGTTTCTTCCACGATCCGCCCTTCATGAGCCTGTCGTGCGTCCCCATGAAGTCGTCGTTGAGACTTCCCCCTGGCTCTTGAAGAGTCAGGGTCAGTTCTGGCTTTACCATTTATATGTTCCGCAGGAATACCGGGAAGTTTGCCGATACGCCCGCTATGCCCGAGCAGGTGAACTGTGACAACTGATAAGTCATCGAAGTCGCCGACTGAGTGATCGAGACAAGTCCACGGAACGGGACGTAGAAGTTCGTGCCCGATTGAGTCTTGCCGAACTCTGCGTAGCCGCTTGCAGTGTAGGTCGAGCCAAGTTGGATCGAGATGCTGTTCGCAAGCTGGGTGGTCGCAGTCCCTATCGAGGAGTTGTTGGTCGTCGAAAGAAAGACGCCCAGGAAATACTCGCCAGGAGCCAAGTACGTCGCCAAGGCAAAGCTGGCAGGCCGTCCGCCGACAATGTTGGAAAAGTTCGCACTGTTGGACGCCCATGTATAGGTGGTCGAAGCAGTCTGCCCGACGATGGGGCTTAGCGTGGAACCTGTCCGTGAGTACAGCACTGCGCCGGAGGTGAAGACGATATTGCCAGTTTCCGCCCCAGCGCTTGTCGCGTTGGTGATCCACATGGGCACGTCAACGCGGGTGAACGTGACGGGTGCTTGCACTTGAATCCGCTGGAAACTCACGATCGAGTTCACCTGCTGGTGCGAAGTCGCTCCCCCATCTGGCGGGAAGAACACGTTGGAGACCGTACTCGGGTTCACCGACGCTTGGAGAACCGGGGGCAAACCGCCGGAACGAGTCGAAAGGCTCCAAGAAACGCCATTGGCGTTGGACATGACCAGTGTGCCGAGAAATATTTTTGTTAGGGAGTCTGAGACAAACCCTGCTCGCGGAAATCCTCTTTTCATAATGCGGCCTCTAATACCGAGGTCTGCATAATACCTTAGTCGGTTTACGGGGCGTTCCGCTCCGCGTGGGCGAAGCACTTCCCCCACGACGGTGAAAGCTATGGGTGGGCGTTCTGCGCGACCACCCAGTCAATGAACGCCTCGACCGCCTAGGTGTCCCTGGTATTTCTACTTGATCTTCTAGCGGAATACCCATAGCCCTCTTTTTATCCAGATTTCTGGCGTATCATACCTCTGCCAGCGAAGAAAAGCGTTGAAAGGAAACACAAAATGAAAACTCTCAAACTGACCATAAAGGATTTAGACGCTGACCGTTGGTACAACGGGCCTGTCGACGTTACCGACTACGACGGCAACATCAAGATAGATGCTGGCGCGGGTTGGTGCCGGTTCAAGACATCGGTCAAGGCGGCGGGGCACATAGAATCTAACGGCTCCATCCACTCGGCTGGCGATATCAACTCGGGCGGATACATCAAATCGGGTGGCCACATCGACTCATCTGGCATCATCGCATCAGGTGGCGACATCAACTCAGACGGCTACATCGACTCCTCTGGCAATATCGTTTCGGGTGGATACATCAAATCGCGCGGCCACATCGACTCGGGCTGCTACATCGACTCGGGTGGCTACATCGAATCGGGCGGCCCCATCTTCTCGGGCGGAAACATCGACTCTGGTGGCGACATCTACTCAGATGGCATTATCCTCTCGGGTGGCTCCGTCAAATCGGGTGGCGACATCAAAGCATCGGGGCACATCAACTCGGGCGGATACATCAAATCGGGCGGCTCTGTCCAATCTGGTGACTTCATCCACTCGGGCGACTTCATCCAGTCGTTTGGCTACATCGACTCAGGTGGCTACATCTTCTCAGCTGGCTACATCGACTCGGGCAGATTCATCGTCTCGGTCGGCTACATCAAATCAGGTGGCGACATTAACTCGGGCGGCTCTGTCCACTCGGGCGACATCAAATCTGGCGGCGACATCGTCTCGGTCGGAGGCATCAAATCTGGCGGCGGCCCCATCGCCTCGGTCGGCTACATCGACTCAGGTGGCGACATCAACTCGGGCGGATTCGTCGAATCGGGTAGCTCCATCTACTCAGTCGGATTGGTGACTTGCAAAAAGCTGCGGAGCGGGAAAGTCGTGTCCGGGGAGTTGGTCGAGACTGGGGCAGGAGAAGGAAAATGAAAACTCTCAAAATAACGATAGCTGACATCGACGCTGACGGCTACTACAACGGACCTGTCGACGTTACCGACTTCCACGGGAACATCAGAATAGATGCTGGCGCGGGTTGGTGCCGGTTCAAAAGCTCGGTCAAGGCGGCTGGCTACATCAGCTCGATTAGCTCCATCTACGCGGCTGGCGATATCAACTCGGGTGACTTCATCGACTCGGGTGGCAATATCGTTTCAGGTGGCATCATCGGCTCAGGCGGAAACATCCACTCGGTCGGCTACATCGAATCGGGCGGCCCCATCTTTTCGCGCGGCACCATCTACTCGGGTGGCCACATCTACTCAGATGGCATTATCCTCTCGGGTGGCTCCGTCAAATCGGGTGGCGACATCAAAGCATCGGGGCACATCAACTCGGGCGGAAACATCAACTCGGGCGGCTACGTCCAATCTGGTGACTTCATCCACTCGGGCGACTTCATCCAGTCGTTTGGCTACATCGACTCAGGTGGCTACATCTTCTCAGCTGGCTACATCGACTCAGGCGGCGATATCAAAGCGATTGGAAACATCAAATTTAGAGACTACATTAAATCGCGCGGAATCGTCTACTCTGCCCAGGGGGGGGCATGACTACAGCTCAGGCAGCCGAGCGGTGGGGCATAAGCCGCCGCAGGGTGGCGAAACTCTGCGCTGAAGGCCGCGTGAAGTGCAGAAAAGAGGGGAGAGACTACTGGATCATGCAGCAGGACAAACCGAACGCGAAGATCGGGGGGAGACCGAAGCTGAGGTAGGCCTTAGCCCCGCTGCACCGTCTCACAGTTCATAAC